AGCAATCAAGATTGGGTTTCTTATGGCGATGATAACAACTACTTTGAATACCTAATAGATAGGTATAATGGTTCGCCAACAAACAACGCTGCAATCAATGGTATTGCAGAAATGATTTACGGTAAAGGACTTGATGCTACTGATGGCGATAAGAATCAAAGTCAGTACGATGAGATGAAAGAACTTCTCACTAAGGATTGTATGAAGAAGATATGCTACGACTATAAAATGATGGGTCAAGCTGCACTTCAGATTATATACACCAAAGACAGAAAGAAGATTGCTCAAGTTGAGCATATGCCTGTAGAAACACTTAGAGCTGAGAAGTGCAATTCAAAAGGTGAAATAGAGGCTTACTTCTACCACTCTAATTGGGAGGAATATAAGCAATCTGACAAGCTAAAGAGAATACCTGCATTTGGTTTCTCTAAGTCGCCACTTGAGATATTATACATCAAGCCTTATCGTGCTGGTTACAAATACTATTCGCCAGTAGATTATCAGGGTGGTTTACAGTATGCAGAACTCGAAGAAGAGATTGCAAACTACCATATCAATAACATTCAGAATGGACTCGCTCCTTCTATGCTTATTAACTTCAATAACGGAGTGCCGCCAGAAGAGCAGAGAGAAATGATTGAAAGAAGTATTGTAGAGAAGTTTAGTGGTAGTTCTAACGCAGGTAGATTTATTTTGGCGTTTAATGATTCCAAAGAACTTGCAGCTACAATAGACCCTGTACAATTATCTGACGCTCACCAACAGTATCAGTTCTTGTCTGATGAATCTATGAGAAAGGTGATGGTATCGCACAGAATCGTATCTCCTATGCTCGTTGGTATAAAAGATAATAGCGGACTTGGAAACAACGCAGAAGAGCTCCAAACGGCTTCTGTACTTATGGATAACACTGTTATTCGCCCTATGCAAGTAACAATCTTAGATGAGTTAGAAAAAGTGCTTATGTATAACGGAATTGAATTAGATATCTACTTCAAGACATTACAGCCACTTGAGTTTACTGACCTAACGAATGCTATATCTGAGAGTGAAGTAGAAAAAGAAACTGGTGTTAAAAGAGACCAAGTTGATGAAGAACCTCAAATAGAAGAAGAAGAATAATATGGCAACTGCATTATTTATAAAGAGAGCTGACCTTGTAAAGAACACCGCACTTAATGGTTCGGTGGACACTGATAAGTTTATTCAGTTTATACATATAGCTCAAGAGATTCACGTTAGAAACTTTATGGGTACTGATTTATACGATAAGATTAGTCAGGATATTATTGATGGCGATTTAACTGGTGATTACTTAGCACTTGTAAACGATTATATTCAACCTATGCTTATTCACTATGCTATGGCAGAGTATCTACCATTTGCAGCGTACACAATCGCTAATGGCGGCGTATATAAGCATAACTCTGAGAATAGTACAATCGCCAGTAAAGAAGAGGTTGACTTACTAATTAATAGAGAACGTGATTACGCAGAATACTATACTCAGCGTTTTATAGACTATATGAGCTTCCACGCAGATGAGAAGTTCCCAGAGTATTATACAAACAACAATGAGGATATTTACCCAGATAAAGACGTATTATTTCACGGATGGAATCTATAAGTAAGTACAAGCCTAAAGAGGGCAACATAGTAAAGTTAAAGAAGTATTTAGAAAGAAGAGTTAAACAAGTAAAACCAACAGAGAACATTGGCTACACTAAATAACAAAAAGATAAAAGACACTTTCAAGGGATTATTAAAAACCCTTGATAACGCTGAGATTACAGGTCAGGTAGAAATTACTGATGGCGATGGTAATCAAACAGGCGTATTTATAAATACTGATGGCTCTATAAAAGTTACTGGCACTACCGAGTTTGGCTCACTCAAAGATACTGGAGAAGATATTACGATTACTAAGTTTGTAGATGAAGCTGACGGCATTTCTAACAATGATAACGACAGTTCAATACCTACTTCAGCAGCAGTAAAAGATTATGTTGATTCTGGCGTAAATACAAACGCAGCTAACATAAGTACGAATACGTCTAATATAAGCGCCAATACAAGCGATATAAGCACGAATACAAGTGCTATTGCTCTCAATACAGCTAAGAACTCTTATCCTTCAGCAGACGCAGCGAAAGTGGCTAATATAAGCATCACACAAGCTGTTGATTTAGATACTCTTGAATCTAATGTGGCGACTAACAATTCAAAAGTCAGTTTTGACTCTGCAAGTTCTTCTAAGTTAAGTGGAATAGAAGCTGGTGCACAAGTAAACGATGTGACCTCCGTAAACGGTCAGACTGGTTCTGTAACGCTTACTTCAAGTAATGTTAACGAAGGTACTAATTTATACTACACTGACGCTCGTGTTGCAGCAAACAGTGCGGTTGCAGCTAATACTGCTAAGACAGGAATAACCGACCAGCAGGCGAGTGCTATTAACGCCAACACATCAAAAGTAGGTATAACAACTCAACAGGCTGATGCTATTGTGGCGAATACTGCTAAGATAAGTTTCGATAGCGACTCCTCAACTAAACTGTCTGGAATAGAAGCTAACGCTGATGTCACAGATTCTACTAACGTCACTTCTTCTCTTGTTTCTGCTACATCAATATCAGAGACTGACAAATCTGCTATAAGAACTAATATAGGAGCTGGAACTGGCGCTGGTGCAGTTGATAGTGTAAACACCCAAACAGGTGCAGTAGTTCTTGATACCGATGATATTTCAGAAGGCACAACTAATTTATACTACACAGAAGCAAGAGTATCTGCTAACACAAATGTAGCTGCAAACACAGCCAAAGTTGGAATAACAACTGAACAGGCAAATGCTATAACTGCCAATACAGCAAAGGTTGGTATTACTACGCAACAGGCAAACGACATAACAACAAATAATGCCAAAGTAGGTATAACTACCCAACAAGCGAGTGATATCACAACTAACAACGCTAAAATAAGTTTTGACAGTGCTTCATCTACTAAGTTAGCAGGTATTGAAACAGGCGCAGATGTTACCGATACTGCAAATGTTACAGCAGCAGGTGCATTGATGGATAGTGAAGTTGATGCAGATATCAAGACTTTAAGTTTACCTGCTAATACAACTATCAGCACTTTTGCTCAATCGTTTTTAGATGATGCAGATGCAGCAGCAGTTAGGACTACAATAGGCGCAGGTACTTCCGACTTTGATGGTGCTTACTCAAGTTTGACAGGAACGCCAACAATACCTACTAACAATAACGAACTTACTAATGGTGCAGGGTATATAACAGATGGTAATACAGGTTGGGATAATACCTATGGATTTATTACAGCATCATCTACTGATACGCTTACAAATAAGAGTGGTAATATATCTCAATGGACTAATGACTCAGGATACACCACAAATGTAGGCGATATAACAAACGTATCAGTAGGTACAGGTTTAGATGGTGGGGGTTCGAGTGGTAGTGTTACAATTAACTTAGACCTTACCGAAATATCAGTAGGCGTTGGATTAGACACAACAGCAACAGGCATATCCTTAGACTTATCAGAGTTTACAGATATGACTGCTGATATGGTAGAAACAGACGAGTTTATTGTGCTTGATAATGGCGCAGAAAGACGTAAAGCAGTAAACGAAATAAAATCAACTCTATTTAGCAACAATGACCTTTACAAAGTTATAGGTATTGCAACAGACCACGCAAGTAGAGTTACTTTAGATAGTGGCACATCAGAGGGTGCTACGAGTATTATGCAGAATTTTGAAATTTTAATAGCGAACTAATGAGTTTATACGATAAAGCAAGTATAGCGTTAATACCATCAGGAACTAAAAGCGGTACACTATATTCCGTTTTACCTGCTAATGGCGATGGGGATTTTACACATAGCAGAAGTTTAACAACAGCTACACGAACAAACAAAGATGGATTAATAGAAAGCGTTGCAGCAGATGTACCTCGTTTAGACTATCCAATAACTAATGGTGTAGTAGGCGATTGCCCTCATTTACTTTTAGAACCGAGTAGAACTAATTTACAAATACGTTCAGAAGAATTTGATAACTCGGCTTGGGGTAAAAGTGGCTCAACAGTAACAGCAAATCAAGTTGTTTCGCCTGATGGAAGCCAAACAGCAGATAAAATTAATGATAGTGGAAGTGGAACAGGTGTTGTACAAGTTTTTGATAGTGTTTCATCTTTATCTTCAGGAAGCACATATACTTTTAGTGTTTTTGCAAAAAAAGGAACTATCGACTACATAGCTTTGAGAAATGAAAATTTTACTACACCAAATAATAGTACAAGTTATTTTAATATATCCAACGGAACTTTAGGTACTGTTGACGTTGACCACACAGCTAAGATAGAGAACTTTGGTAATGGTTGGTATAGGTGTTCAATTACATTTACAATTTCAACAGATACGTCAGGAAATTTAGTTATAAGGGCAAACGAAGCTGATAACACCCCAAATGTAGTAAGAAATGGTACTAAAAATGTTTATTTATGGGGTGCTATGTTTGAACAAGGTAGCTATCAAACTTCGTATATCAAAACTACCTCAGGACAGGTAACACGCTCAGCTGATGTATGTAATAATGCAGGAACAAGTGCAGACTTTAACGACAGTGAGGGTGTTTTGTTCGTAGAGACAGAACAATTTGTAGATGGCGATTTTACAAGTGTTTATATAACTTTGAATAATTCATCAGATTCAGGATTTACAAACGCTTTAGTAATTCAACACAGAAATAATGGGCAATTAAGGATTTATGCAAACGGGAGTGGAACTTCTGATATACAGTTTTTAGAGAATATAGATTTAAAACAAAACCTCAAAATTGCAGTACAATACAAACAAAACGATTACAAACTATATATTAATGGAACTGAGTACTCTATATATTCAAGTGGTGGCTCACAACCTGCGTTATCAGGTTTAGATAATATTGATTTTAATCTTGAAGGTTTCACAAACTCTGAATGGTTAGGAAAAGTAAAACAATTAATAGTATTTAACGAAGCACTAAGCGATAGCGAATTAGCAACTTTAACAAGTTAAGAAAATGGGATATCTATATAAAAAATACGAGTTTAACTCACAGGAACAAGCAGAACAAAAAATAGCTGCTTTGCCACACGATACAGATGATGAGGGTAATGAGTATCCTACACATCAACACACTATTGTAAAACTTGGTTATCTATGGGTTACAGAACCTACTTTTGATGATGAGGGTAATATAGAAACTGAGGGCGTTGCATCTGAGATGTATTCAGTAGATGTGCTGTGGAATGGTTTAGACGAATCGCCTTATGGTTGGAAGTCTAAAGAGATATCTGTCGAGGGGAATGGTGTACATACCTTTGCAGGGTGGAACTTTAACGAGCAATAAAAATGGCAGAGTTATCTAAAAATACTAAATTCAGTATGAGCATAGAAACTATTGTATCTCTTGCAGTAGCTATTAGTACAGCAACAGCGTTTTACTTTAGCTTAAAAGCACAGATAAAAGAAGCTATGGAATTACCTGAACCTGTTATCTCACGACAAGAGTATGATTTAAA